ACCTCGCGCTCCGCCAGTCCGCACGGCAGAAGTTGCTCGCCAGCATCGAAGGCCCGGCCAAGTTGATCGAGCAGACTGCGCAGAAACTGGTCCAGTCCGGTCTGCACGAGTCACTCGACGAGGCGCGCGCCGAGGTCATCGAAAAGCGCAAGGCGAAGGGCCTCCCGGTCTAGGCCTCTCGACTACGGCGTCACTGGGGGTGGGCCTTTCGGGGTCCACCCCTTTTTTTGTCTACTCGCGCTACCCGTAAACCTATGGGAAGATTGGAGTTATCCCGACGGGCCGAGCATCATATCGGCCTCCCCCGCCCGACGGGTCCCATGCAACGCCCACGGGGGGAAGGGTTCCACATCCGCAACTTTGACTCCAAAAGGGTCCCATATCTAGGTAAGAACAATAAGCATGCTTTTTATCGACTATGGTTTTAGATACCAGCGTTAGAAAACCGTTCGCTTGGCGAACAATTATTTCATTGCGATTTTACCCACTTGACACCCTGGGCGGCTTGTGGTATAATATGACGAGGGCTGCGCCCTATCGGTAGAAACTGTATGTTTATCTCGGGAGATGATTGGGATTAGGGATGTTTATCTCGGAAGACGAAGCCGCACGTCGCATCCAAACTTCGGAGAATCTCCTAGCACGCGCGCGACGGGATTCTAGCGATGTTGAGAAGGCTTTGTCTGATGGGGACATTCCAAAGTTCGAACCGACCCTAGGGGATGTTGTTGAGGGTGAAGTTACTCCTACAGAAGATAATGCTCTAGAGGGGTTCGTCAAGTCAGCCATTGCTAGTCGTGGTATCAATGGAAAGCGAAAGTATAATCGACTCACTCCAGAGGAACGTGCAGGGGTGGGAACGATGGCGGCTTTGGTTACGGCACGCGCGGCTGGTGAGGCGTTCGATGTTTTCAGGCAACACGCTGATGAGCTGAAGCATGGATTCACAAGTTCAGCAGATAGATATGGGCACCCTGCGGCAGGACATGAAAAGAAAGACCCTAACCAAGACCTACTGGACCGTATCAAGGGTAATCAGTTAAAGGTTGCTGACGTTACGTTTGACAAGCTTCTAAAGGCGCTAGGTCTTCTGGACGATGAGAAGATTGAGGGAGTGAAGGACGCACTGAAGCTTTCGCATTTGGCAGGTAATCTCTCACGTATTCTTTCTAACGTGACCCCCAAGGAAGCACCGAACGCGCAGAATGTTCACTTCCATGTCTGGCGTCCGGATATGGGAGAGGAACAGGACTATAGAGTAATTGATATCTCAGGGGAATCTCCGGAGCCTAATCATGTCTGAGACTGAAACTATCACTAAGCCTGAACTTAAGCAAGTCGATGGTGTCGTGCGGAAGATGAAAGAGGGTTACGGTTTCATCGCCGGCTACGATGGTATCGACTACTTCATGCACTGGACCGCGATGAGTAAGGGTGAGCGCTCGTTTCGTGACCTTATCATTGGGGACCGCGTCAAGTTCGAGGCGCTTGTAGTTCCGAACAAAGGACCTCGTGCAGTTGAAGTTGTGGTGGTGGGGTAATCATGAAATCGAAGTCGACGGTATCTAATGCTAATGCTCGCGATAAAGCAATGGGCCTTGCGACAGGTAAATAGTCGTGGCACAGCAAAAGCAGAAGTCAAAGGCGCAAATACTAGCGGAGGCTGTCAACGCGCGCCTAGGGGGGAAGACCATCCCTCGGGAACAGATGCCGAGGTTCGATGTCAGTGTGGATGCGGAACCGACTAACTTCCCTGCTCCAGATGCACCGTTTCCTGAGGATATCGACAGATTAATCCTTGGTGACGAAAAAGGCGTTGGTCCTGGAACATATGCTGGTGATAGAAGGGCAGGAAAGTATAGTATTATCGATCCTGAAGGATGGACTCCTGTAAAGGGGTATGCAGACGCGCAATGGCTGTTTGGAATTAGACCTCCCATGCAGCAGATACCAATGTATGGGGAGGCGATGAAGCCAGCTATAAATGAGGTAGCACGCGCTTATCCTCACGCGTTAGGACTGGCAAATCAGATTTATCCTTCTCCTGATATCTACGGTTTGAACGTGTTGGGCTCAACTAATTATGCAGATAGAGATGTTAGGTTAAATCCAGGATTCGGCGAAAAGAAATTACTGGAAAAAGGTCAAGATACGTTGGTTCACGAACTAGTGCATAATGCACAGTTTGCTAATCAACCGACAGAAAAAGATTATAACCGGTCAACTGATTCACCGTGGTATATGAGTTACAGAACAGACCCAGGTGAACTTCAGGCACGCGCAGTAGTGAAGGCTTACAGGGAGCGTCGTAATAAAGCTCTTGGACTTGACAAGGAGAAACAAAGTGGGAGTCGACGTTAAACCGAATCCGGTGTTTCCTAACCTTGTTCCTCTTGGCGTAATTCCGGATGGACCGCTTATTCCTGGTATTAGGGCATCAATCGAGAAGACGTTGGATGAGATAATTCCGAGCGGTAAGCACGCAGCATTGCTCGTGTGCATGGATACGAAAGGCCCAAAGGTATCTTTTGCGACGCGCGTTGATAAGCATTGGGTCCTGACTGCCGAGGCGAATGTAACATGGCAGGGTAGCGTGACAGGACGCCTTTACATCGCAGCGACGTGGTAACATGCCAATTCAGGTTATCTCGGCGTCAGAGAAGCTCTGGGCGCCATTCGCAAAACAAAGCGAATTTATCAAGATTCCATTTTCGGTCTTCGAGGCAATGTATGGTGGAGCAGCTGGTGGAGGGAAGTCTGAACTTCTCCTGATGCTGCCAATCATATATGGCTTCTACGATATACCGAGGTTCCACGGCATCTTATTTCGTCGCACGTTTCCACAGTTGGAGGAGTCGCTCATCCTTAGGTCGTACGACTTTTACAAGCCTCTGGGTGGAATTTACGACCCTCAGAAACACGTTTGGAGATTTCCGGCTGGCGCTCGTATAAGGTTCAGTTACCTGGACCATGAAGACGATGCGAGGGACCATGACACAGCGGAATATCATTATGCAGGATTCGATGAACTCACGGGTTTCACCGAATTCATGTATAAGTATATCACGTCTCGTGTCCGTTCCACCGTCGCAGGTGTTCCAGCTATTGTTCGGGCTGCCACTAATCCGGGTAACATTGGGCACGCTTGGGTCAGAGACCGATTCGTCATACACGCGCCGGAAGGTGGGGTAATACTTCACGACAAGGAAACGGATTCTAAGAGGATATTCATTCAGGCTAAGCTGACTGATAATCCTCACTTGATGGAGAAAGACCCGACCTACATTAGCAGGTTGCGGATTCTACCGGAGGCAGAGCAGAGAGCGAAGATCGATGGTGACTGGTGGATTTTCTCGGGGATGGTCTTTACTGAGTGGCGTGAGACACGTCATAAAGATGAACCCCAAAATGCACTACACGTTGTTGATCCGTTTCCGATTCCTGATTGGTGGCCGAAGATACATGCGGTGGACTGGGGTTATTCGGCGGCTACCTGGGCAGGTTGGGCAGCTGTTGCACCGGACTCGAGAGTGTATCTCTACCGTGAGCACGTTGCTATTAAGCAGGAGATTGCAGTTTGGGGTGCTGATGTCAGACGGATGATGCAGTATGAAATACCTAATACTGTAGCATATGTTCTAGACCCATCGGCTTGGCAAAAGCGCGGAGAAAAGACAATCGAACAACAGATTGCGGATGCCACTGGACTTAGGTATGAGAAAGCTGAGAACGACAGAATCGGCGGCCGGATGCTCATGCACGAGTTCCTTAGGTGGAAACCGCGACCGAATCGGTATGTTCCTCAGGGCGGGTTCGACGAAACTGCTGCCAGTAGAATCTTCAGGATGCATGGAACAGCAGCCTATGAGGACTACTGCCAACTCTTTGAACCAGAGCCTCCTGAAACGAACATACCGAGATTACAGGTCTTCAGGACTTGCACAGCCTTCCGAAAAGCTATTGGCCTATGTGTTTTTGACACAAAGGATGGTCACAACACAGAGGACGTTGCTGAATGGAGAGGGTCTGATGGACAACCTGGAGACGACCCATATGACGGCGGAAGGTATCTCCTAAAGGCTGTTGACAGGTATCTCAGGGTTGTCCAAGCTGAGCACAAAAAGCGTGTTGAGGTTGGAGCAATCATTCAGAATCTGGAGGCATCTAATGACTGGAATCGTTACTACAGGCAAATGGGCGCTCTTGAAGCGCGTAATCCTCCTGCCGTTGGAATCAATCGTGGCCGTAGGAGAGGCGTTCATTTCGTGGCTCCGTCGTAACGATAAGAAACTTCGTAGTGAATTGTTTACCACTCAAGCGGCGTTGGATTTCTGGAAACAATCTCATGAGGAATCTAATAGACGCGCGGCGAGTCTAGAGCAAACAAATTCAATGCTCAAGACAATGCTTGCGGATGAGAAGGCAGAACGAACTAGACTCCAGGACTTACTCCTCAATCGTATTGACAGGGCATATGAGAGGAAAGAAGAACTTGAGTCTTTGGTGTTTGAGCGTATCGGGTTGGTTCATCGGGAGGATAAAAAGACTGAGCCTCCTGTGCAGGTTGGACGGACCCATAGTAGTGCGCGTGCAACACTCGCAAGGCTTGAGTCAGACAGAAAGAAGCAATACTGGGAACAGGTTGCGTCTAAGGTGGGGCCTCCTGGGGTCGATGTATCGGCTGGGGAAAAGGGCAATGATAACGAAATACGTCCCAGTAGTGGGGACTGATTCGTGGTGCGACAAAGCGACTGGGTGCCATTGGTGGGAGGATGGCTCTCCTTTCGACAGCCTCCTGAAATTGTCTGGTATTACACAGCTTTGTCCTACGTTGCCTTTTCGGTGGTCGACAGACCTAGCTGGGTTCTTTGGCCGGGCACGTTCGTGGGTTGGCTTAACTTCGACAAATCACTCAGATTGGAAAGCGGGAGGGAAGGCGCTTCAGTATTATCTGGCCTACCCAAATTGTGAGGTTAAGGTAGAAGACAGAAACATCATCGCGCACTCACATGGACTTCAGGTTGTTCTTTACGCCGCCTCTTACGGAATGAAAGTAAACAATCTTATTAGCGTTGGTTCTCCAGTCCGTAAGGATATGAAGGCCATCGTTAAATTGGCAAGGCCTAATATCAAGTTCTGGCTTCACATCTCCGATACGAAGTGGGATACATGGAGTTTTGCTGGGACACTGACGGATAACTGGTTGTTTCATAAAGACCTGAGACATCCTGAGGCTGATATAAACGACCAAGTTCCTGGTATCGGGCATTCGAAAATTCTTTATGACCCATCATTCCATCATCTGTGGATTGATAATGGGTGGTTGGAAAGGTTGAAGTATGGCTATGGCGGCAACGACTGACGAGACGGCTGCCCCAGTCGAGCAGGATGAAGAACCTGTTGGTGTTCCTGAGGCCATAGCTACGTCTATTTTGTCGCTAGTAGAAGGCTTCGATATGGCCGAACGTATCCCTCGGGAGGGAATGATTCGGACATGGAAGAAGGCTGATAACTACTGGCGCCATCGGCAGTATCTTTGGTGGGATGAGTTTGGTCACGAATACAAGACCTTGGAGGAGGCTACCTATCTCCGGACGGACTTGGAGATTGACCCTGCTACGTATGCCAAAGTCATTAATATCTACAAGGCACACGGAGAAGTCATTATCTCCGCCCTCTCTAATAGTATTCCTTCTGTTCGTTTCTCTCCTGACGATGCTGATTCTTCCGAGGATTTGTCCACTGCTCGTAACTATACTCGAATCTCTGAGTTGATTCAGAAACAGAACAAGGACCTGCTTATCTGGATGAAGGCCCTTTTCATTCTGTATAATCAGGGTGTTGTTTTTGCATACAATGAGAATATCGCAGACAGCAAGTTTGGGACTGTTAGTATTCCAATTAAGGCGCCAGTTCCCATCTCGGTCGATACATACTACTGTCCGTCTTGTGGATACAATCTCGGACAGGAGGAGAAGGATGTATCTCAGCCTGATGCTGCACAGGCTATTGAGGGTGTTCCGGGCGGTCAGGAACAGTGTCCTCAATGCGGCGAGATTGTTGCGCCTGAGATAGAGTCGGAGGAGACTACCAAGGTTCAGACGACTGGATATACGGAGACTCCCAAGAATCGTGAAATTATCTCGGTGTGGGGACCGCTTAATGTAAAGGTTCCACACTGGATTACTGAACTCTCACAAACCCCATATCTAGAACTGGATACGGAGATTCACTATGCTCAGGTGCAAGAAATCTATGGAGACAATCCCGTCGTTGCCAAGTCAATACAGCCTGACTACGACATGTATTCGACGGACCGATACGCTCGAACTTCTCTGGATTATGGTGGCGACATTCCTCGTGACCTTGTTACTCTCAGGCGTATATGGTTACGCCCTTGGTCGTATAATCAACTAGGACTCGGTGTTAAGGATGCAGATATTGCGGCACTGAAGATAGCATATCCCGATGGGCTCTATGCCGTCATCGTGAACCGTAAGGTTCTGGAAGTAGTTGCGGACAAAATGGATGACCATTGGACTGCAACAATGAATCCGTTGAGTTCCAACTTGCACGCTGATTCGATTGGCTCTACCATCGTGCCCGTGCAGGACATGACGAATGAGTTGGCGAATCTAACACTTGAAACTGTAGAGTTTGGTATTCCTGAGGTCTTTGCTGACCCGCAGGTGCTGGACTTTGACGCGTATAAATTGTCGGAGGCGCGCCCTGGAATGGTTTATCCTGCAAAGGCGCCTAGTGGAATGGGGCTGGATGCAGGTTTTCATGAGATCAAGACTTCTGCGCTTTCTCGGGAAATTGAACCGTTTGCTGGTCGACTCGATACTACTGCTCAGTTCTTGCTTGGTTCTTATCCTTCGGTTTATGGTGGTGCATTAGCTGATGCTGGTGGAACGGCTAAAGAGTATACCGAATCTAAAGCATCGGCAATGCAGCGTCTTGCTTCGACTTGGAGTGTTCTCAACCTTTTCTGGTCAGATGTGATGGAG